GTTGGCCTGAAGAAAGCTTGGAGGGAGATCTTCTTTAGATGTTGGCTTGGAGTTATGTTTAACACGCGGTATTGTTGTGTCCGAGCTGATCGAGTCGAGTCGGGTCCGGAGTAGGGAAGCAGCTTCCCCAATAGGAAGTGGTTCCTCTCCATAGGCTGGGGTGTCAGCCGAGTACGAGATTTGGTGTTCGTACAGGACAGAACGAAGGACTGGATACAGGCGGGGATCATAGTCTGTCTTCTTAAGCGAGGCCTCAAAGGAAGCTTTGGTAAATTGGAGGTTAAGATTGTCGGTGGCGGCGGAGTAGTCGCCACTAACGAAGTCCACGAAGTCCAGGCCCAGTCTCTTTTCACGGGACAGAAGATCGTAAAGATCACTATCGCGGAGAGGACGGTTGGTCAAGGAGAATTGTGGAAATTCCTTTAGATAACCCCAAAGCTCTTTTTGGTAATGGCGGGAGACCCAGTAGGGTAGGGCATTGCCTTTGGAGATGAGTCTCACCTTGAGAGATTCAAGGATGGGAACTATGGTAGCTTCAAGAGGGATCAAGACCTTATTTTCAGAATCGTAGACCTGGCGGAAGGCCAGTTCAAGGATGTCGTCGAAATCAGGAAGTGGGAGACCTCTAAGATTAGCTACACCAGCATTTGTTTCATACATACGAAGGAGGGATTGAACCTTGTGTTTATGGACATGGATCTTACGAATGGAATCGGGGAAGGACTCGATTGAATCGATCATACCGAGATCCTTTTGGATAGAGGTGCGGGCACCACCAGCGGAACGAACCATCTCAATTGCCGCTGAAGAGGAAGCTTCGTGAAGCTTGTAGTCTACAGAGGGATTGAAACGTTGAAAGAAGCGGTGGAGGTAGGCACTAAATTCAATGTAAAATTCAGGGTCAACAACGGGGGTCTTGGAAAGGGCGGCGTGGTGACCTTTAAGTGACTTTTTAATGTAACTTTTGGGGACAACAGCGGCACCTCTCTTAACTCCTTGTAGAAAGCCCACCCAGAGAGAAGTATTCTTGGGTGTGATAGAAACTAAACGTGATTTGAGAAACACCTTTAGACTGCCGCTACAACAGAGGGGATGACCAATGAAACCGGAGGGTTTATTGGGCATGACCTGCTTAGAGTGCGACTTGGAAAGATGCATGGCAAGGGGCCATGCACACATGTACTTAGCGTGGGGTACAAACTCCTCTTCTGACCATTGTGCAAAGGCTATAAGTGGTGATAGCTGAGACTTCAGGGGGAAATGGGAGACTTGTGGAAAACTGTGAAGAATAACTTCGAGGTAGGATTGTGCGAGACGGAGCGGGGAGAGAAGGTCAAAGGGGATTCCCTGGCCAATCTTTCTGGGTAGAAGACGATTAATAAACGTCCAACCCGTCACGACTACAAATTCAACCTTAAGAAGTGTTTCACCTTCACGGGGTTTTCGGAGGGTGGTAAAAGTTTTACCACCGGAGAGAGACGTCACAGAATAAACGTGACGTCCGATACTGATATGCTCAAGGGATAATATCGGGATTAATTCTGCCAAAACTGGCCGATTTATCTCATTATCCTTGAACTTGAACACATCAGGTGTGTCGATCTTACGGTCACCCGTAACTAGATGCGAAATCAAAAAATTGACGGCATCGATACCCGAGAGGGGTTGATGTTGGGCCACTGTGGCCTCGGATTTGGGAAATGATTTAATCATTTTCTG